TACGATATTTAGCGTCAAGGTTTTATAAAGAAGATTCTGTGGGATCAACGAGGCGCCTAAAACGCCACATTGGTAGGGCATTGCATTTACGACTAAAGTGAACTGAACCGCGGCTCTCCACCCGTACAATGCTGCAATTCGCTGTATCACCCTATTGGTGTTCATAAATGTTGAAGGAAGCGGGCCACTTGAGAGGATGTGTCCGACCGCGTCACCTGCTGTGACAGTGCCAGAACTCAACAGATGTGGCCGGGCCATGTATTCTGTAAGAGTATTATCAATCATTTGGACGGAAGTGACAGGTCGCAAAGTCCTCTCACGTGCCGTTGTAGTGACATCTCCAGCATCTTCGAACAAAATCATACTTGGTTGGCCGGGTGCCGTATCCTCTGGTGCAGAGAGTGGATCGGCAATAACCTCGCCACCAAGTGGCGTGTCACCTTGGGTCTCAACGTCATCACCAAAGAAATCAATTTTTCCGAAAGGCCGTATGCGGGGGTTAGGGATGATAGCTTCGGCCACTTCATTTGGATCAGTGTCGAAATCGACACAGCGTATATAACCGAGAGTTGCCAATACTACATCTCTGTCACGAACGAAGAAGTGATTGAAGCTAGTAGTGCTAATCCTTTTCTCCATTTTCTTGATTTGCTCATCATAAACATCTTGCGAATGTAATGAGAGTTCCCGCTCGAACAGATCGAGAGCCTTGGCTAAATAGACGGCATCACTTTCTTTAGTCTTGGTCCACTCAACAGCCTTCCACATTGAAGGCAGTTCCAAGGGCATCATCCAACAGAGATAGTCTTCATCATAACGAAGATTTCTCTTCAAGAAAGACAAACCCTCAGCTGTTGTGCGCTCCGTAGAAGGCGTCAACTCACTCTTGTCGGCATTCGTCAACGTTAGACCTAATTCTAGGAAATATGTCTTAAGATCGAACATCGAAAGCTTCTCGGCGACCTTGTCAGTCAAAGCATGGGCGTTATCATCGCCCATGACAGCCAGGACGGCATCGAGGAAGTCCTTCTCAGATAAGCCAGCTCGGGCAAAAGAATACGCATAAGCAAAAAGAACACAAACTGAATTCCATAAAAGAGTTAATGGCATTCCACTACTAAGATTTTGCGGCCAAATATATTTCATATCGCCCACGACGTGAGTTGAGCCAATGCAGAGTTTGACCAATGCCCAAGCGACTTCATCGTTTTTGAAGCACTTGAAGATGGTGAAAACTGCTTCCATAAGGCGCTTGTTTTGAGAAGTGTCGAAACCAGCTATGTCACCAGCACCACACTTAAGTGCCTCAAACATGCGTCCCATGACGTCTCCATAAGTCACTGGGTCGAATCCTGCATAAATGCCAACATTCATCCCAAGCTTTTGAAGTTGTGCCATCAATCCACCATATTTCATTCTAACAGCAATTGTATAATGCAAGGGGGAAGAGCTGATTAATCTAGTCTTACCAGCATCAACTTTTTCATGCTTTCTCGTTTCATCTTTTAAGAAGTCAAGAAAGGCAACCTCAACTGCATTTGGATCAGCAATAAGATCTTCCACGGCTTGTCTAAGTTTGGGGTGTATGAAGCGAGTCTCAGGATCAACAAGATCCTTACGCTGCTTAAAGTCATAGACCCAAGGGTATCCAACGCCACCATCAGGCTTAATTGGATCAAGCATGCCGGGAACGCCGAATGTCGCTTGCTCGATTGTAAGATCTTCAAAGCGTTTGAGCACGCGAGTTAATCGATTCTTAGTCCACATGATTGCTTTGGCGAAACAACGATCATCCGGATAGGTCTCATCGTCACGAAGATACTGAGCAATTGCAGTATGTAGCGGATCATACACCGTACCTTCCACAGTGAATGAGCCCATCTGCGATGGGCGTACCTGAGAGTCAATAGCCCACAGCAACGTCTTGCGAATTTTGGTCTTCACATTACGGTTGAGTGGTTTCTCAAGCTTACCGACATATGTAGGAGGTTTCCAATCGCGCTTAACAAGTTCGCGCTCTTTAGACGCAAACAGCGCTCTTGGGAGACCTTGTGTCACTGTCTGTATAGGGACGAGTTTGCGTAACATCTCCTGCGTGATCGTGGTCCCAATGCCAGCTGTGGTCGTTGTGCTCGCAGCCAAATGAAAACCAAGCAATTTCCTTGATTGATGGGCATTGTCTTGGCTTATAAGGATGCTCCCACAATCCCCATTATATGTAAGGCAACCGTAAATAATTGTACGGTCAATAGTCCTCTTAGAACGGTTACCTTTTAAATCGAAGGAATCAACTTGGAAGGGAGCATCGATCATCATGGAATAACTAGCCGAGTGAGCAACCATATCAATGGGATCATACAAAACCAATTCCGAACTCGGCCATACTTTAACATCCTTGATGTCTGATTCGTTCTTAAAGAATTTGATCATGTCACGTCCACAAGGAAGTTTCGGATTGTAGAAAACTGCAATTTCCCCATCTGATTTCCAAACCATATCGCCATCATCCCAATCAAGGTTATATGCTACATCCATGGCGGAAATAAATTGGACTGGTTCTTGCGCTTCCTTAGCACGGATTCGCGCCCCTTGTATTATATGAACTGGCACTAAGAGGCAGTGATTGCCCAACAAGAGAGCAGATCCGCAATCCACACCTCCAGCAGAAACTATAAAGGTTGCATTCTTAACCAGGCGTAACATTGTGCGGGTTGGATCCTTGCCAGACTGGGTACTAACGTCAAGCATCTTAGTCCTTGGCCTGGACCCGATATAAACGCCTTTGGTAGAATTCCTTGTTGAGTTATTGCTGCCAGCAGTTTTTTGTTGATCATACTGAGTTTTAGTCGATGTACCACTAAATCCCCTAAAGAGGGCGTAGACACCAGCACCTGCAGTTATAATCGCAGCAACGGCAGCGATGGCTTTACGCCATTCACGTACTTTAGTAAGCACGATAGTTGATGGTGTTGTGGGAGATAGCTTATCAGGTAAGATTGCCTCCGCATACGCTCGAAGAGCTCGTTGCTGGAGATCGCCCTTGCCTCTATTAAGCGTCTTTTGGTACTTCTTCTCATCGTAGGGCAGTGTCACATTGATGAGTCCAACTAACTCCTTTGGTGTCGCAATGATCTCAAATTTCTCGTCCTCACCACCCTGAGCAATGACATCGATGCGTTTCAAATCAAAACGATCAATACTGGATGGTAGGGCATTGGATTTGGCCAAAAATTTGGCATATTGGGAGAACAGATTACTCTCCATACCACGTTGGCGCAGCAAATCTTGAACCACCCCACCAAATGTGAGTGTATCACCCGAGATTGTTTTGTATTGGTCTTGGTAGGTAAAGGTTTTAAATGCCCAATTGTCCTCATGAAAAACACCAGGATTGCTGAGAGTCACCTCAAGACACAATTTCAACCTACGTGTTATGGCACCAGGGGCATGCACGACATCCCTAAAGAAAGTCGGGTTATTACCAGTGATGATAACCAAAACTGGTTCAGCGATCTCATTGTGGTCCTTGTCATGCAAAGAGGCTTGAGGGACGCGAAAAGGGGCAGTGTTGATCAAACTAATCAAGCAAGCATTTTCCCTCACTTTCGTCGCAGCATCATTCATCTGTCCAACATCGTCAATAAAGATGATCGGTTGTTTCTTGAAACCATCCCAATGATCTTGTGCAAAATTTGGCGTATAGACATAGTTCGAATAGTTGGCTTCAAAGTCTCGAAACTGTATATTCGATTTAGTGTATGATCTCATGAACTGGAAAGCCAACGCGGTAACGGCAGAACTCTTGCCAGTTCCCGGCTTACCGGTCATAAAAACGACCGATGGAGCCACGCGCAATGCAGAGGTGCTTTCAGCCTTAGAGCCGAGGATGTTCATGTAACTTTTGAGTACTGGTAACCAATATCGTATAGTGGTGGAATCTCCTCCTTTTTCAAGTTTCTTCGTAAGAAGGAGAGCTTGTAACTCATGATGAACGTAAGATACAACAGCGAAGCGTTGGTCGACGACCCGCTTTCCAGGCATGGCAATCTCTTCCTCAATGAGGGACAAAGGTGCTGTCTCCCATGCATCACGCGCCGCAAGGGTCGCAAGGAACGAGATGTAGGTTGCATAATCTTTAAGTTTGTCCGAGAGAAGATAACTAAGAGTCCATCTCTCATCAAGAAAAAAATGAGTGTGCAATGTGTCAAGAATCCACTGCACAAGTTTCATACAAGAGTCAGCAAGTTTCTCGGAAGAGTCAACGGCTCGCGATGCCATATTGATACGGTTGAGAAAAGCAGCTTCAGTGATACCGATATCATCGACACCAAGAATGCGGTGGATATGAGCCCAAATGGATTTAACATCTTCGAGCGGTTCAGCTATTCCCTGCGTTGAAATCTCAAGAGAATCTAAAGATTCCATCATAATCGCAGCGGCTGCATTAGCTTCCTCAACCTTGGGTATTTCAGCATTCAAGGCTGCCACAATTTTGTCGCCCGCAGCATTAGCAAGCAACACATCTTTTTGGTTAATTTTACTGGACTTTTGTTGGAAAACACGACGAGCGTACAAAATAGCAAGCACGATAGAAGCGGCAGTACAGAGGGCTGTAACTGAAATCATGACCATGCGGGCTGTATAAGCAGTTTTATCAATATTATCTGCCATATTTTCAATTCGTTCGAGCCCCTCATGTATTTTGGAGATGGTCTCTTGCATAATGGTCCCACTAAAGAAGTAGTCACTGATATTTTCAATGACTCCTTGAGTAATATAAGGGATCTTTTCGTTAACCATGTTTTTATATTTTTCGATTTCACATTCAAGATCACAAAAGAACAAATCGTCAGGGGAATCGTCTTTTGGTAAAAAGGGGTCCTCAAGAGCGTCACTAAAGCGATTTTCTTCAATGTACTCGGCAAGGAAGCATGGTAAACATGTATAACCTTGACGTAACATGAGGCGGAAGTCGTCCAAAGACGCAGGAAAAATATCATTTGCAATCAAAGCCAGATTAACATGCTCACGAAACTTTAAAAAGACCATCATGGCATGTTGTAAGTCGTAAGTGACGGTGTCAAGGTAAGAGATCTCACGCGAGATTTCAAGTTGAAGCGTAGGACCATGATAAGAATTGACCTCCTGCACATAGCGATGTAAAGCTGCGTCCAAAGTTTCACGAAAAGCTTCATCAAGCGAGATTGAAATCGTTTTAATTACTTGCATGCGATCAATGCGGTGCCAAAAATCGTCAGGTTGTTCAGAAGAGAAGTTTGGAGCTACACGGGTATTCAACCCGGACGTGTATTTCGAGTGTTGTGTCATCATTGGTGGGGCTGATTTCTACCAGGAATACCAAGGGTTAGATTTCTGGAGTCCCAAGGTCCCATAGTCAATAAATTTTCCCGTGTGATATTGACATCACAACTACGTACGCCTATGGATCGGGGCACGTGGGGTCCTGAAGGATGCTGGGTTACGCCAACACCTAAAATAACATCAGGATATAGGTTAATTGGACTGGAAGTCCAGGTTATAACCAACGTTGGAAACAAAGATTGTTTTCGACTCATTAGGTGCTAATAGTACAGTACTTCGTATGGATCTATTAGTTTTCTCCAAACAATCAAATGTTCAAGAGGAACAGTTATACCGTTTATAGTAAATTATTCTGTCACGGTTCCAGCGTGAGATGAAGAATTGAGAAACAAACGGAAATAATTGATTCAAATATTTTTGTAATTTATATTTTAAATTGTTTTATGATTTTATAAGTTTTATCTTAATCCATGTTATGATTTGGATTATTGTAAGGATCCAACATTGACAAAAAGTAATCGCTCTAACAAACAAACATATAGGTAAGCAAAGGCTAGAAAGGGGGGTTTATAGGTAGAGGGCGGGTACGGGTCAAAGGGGGCTGGATCCCCTCTCCTAATGGACTAACTAACATTGAGTAAACGCACTATGTGGCTAAGCAGTGCTAGATTCCGGATAGGAGGTAAGGTTTTACACGCACAGTGTACACAGAGTAAACTAAGTGCACAAGGTGTGAAACCAATTGTTGACGACGTCTATAAGAC